CTGCGGACATCATTCTGCGTGGATCACCGGATGAGCGGGCAAAAACGAATGCGGCGCTCATCAACTCGATGCAGATGACACCGAACGAAGCCCGTGCCATTGAGGACCGCGACTACGTTGAGGGTGGCGACATTCTGGTAGCGGCCGCCAATTCATGCATCTTTGACATTGCGGAACAGGAATGGTTTATCCCCGGTCAAAAGGCGCCCGAGTCTGCTGGCGCCGATGAGAACTTCCCAAGTGCAGCGCCTGAAGGTGAGCCTGATGCTCAAGGCTCTGATGATGACGCAGACGAAAAGGAACCAAAGACCGCGAAGGTGAAGGCTCGTCTCTCTGCAATCGCCAACAGCCTCGCGGAGCGCTGTGAGCGGAAGTTTGAGAAATCTGGCTCACTGGAGCCCAAGTTCATCGCTGAAGTCATGAACGTATCGCTGGAAGATGCGCAGAGGGTTTGTAGCACACAGTTTGCAGACAAAACAGAAAGGCATGCGGCACTCGTTGCCCTTGCTTTAGGTGATGGCAATGAAGGTTAACTCCAAAGACTCGCGCCGCTTCTTCAATGCTGCGCAGACAGAGAGCGTGTTAACGCTCGAAGTCTATGACGTGATCGGTGCAGATTTCTTCGGCGATGGCATTACGGCATCGGCTGTATCTGACGCTATTGCGCAAGCTGGCGCACATGACAGCGTGGCGCTGCGCATCAACTCGCCGGGTGGAGACGCCTTTGAGGGTGTCGCAATCTACAACGTTCTCAAGAACCACGGCAAGCCCGTGAATGTCTATGTGGACGGTCTCGCTGCCTCTGCTGCCAGCATCGTTGCGATGGCGGGTGACACCATCTGCATGGGAACAGGCGCAATGATGATGATTCATCCCGCTGAAGGATGCGCAATGGGTGATGCCAAAGCGGTGCGTGAGTTCGCGGACACGCTCGATCAGGTCAGCGCATCTATCGCAGACATTTACGTCGAGCGCACCAAGAACAGCAAGAAGTCTGTCACCGACATGATGAATGCAGAAACGTGGATGTCTGCAAAGGAAGCTGTCAAGAACAACTTTGCCACTTCAGTTGCTGATAACGCGAAGACTGTCAGCAATGCATTCGACCTGAGCACCTTCAAGAATGTACCCGCTGAACTGAAGAATCAGGCGAAGACGAAAGAAGTTGATGGCGAACACCTTACCGCCGGTGACTTCATTTACGTCGGTAACGCAGATGACACCAGCACTTGGTCTCTCCCCTGGCACTTCTCGTCTGATGAAAAGACAAAGAGCCACCTGCGTGATGCGCTGGCTCGTTTCGATCAGGATGAGGTCATCCCTGCTTCGCACAAAGATGAAGCTTACGCGAAGCTGCTCCGCCTCTGCAAAGAGCACGGGATCGAAGTATCGCAGCGCGGCAAGGCGAAGAACGAGGCGCCCAGTTTTGATGCGTCTGCTCATGACCTTCGACTGAAGCGAATTGAGTTGGAAAAGAGGAAATAACCAGTGGTTGACAAAGTGGACAAAGTTCTCGGCTTGTTATTCAAGTACGAAATTCATGCTTTCGTGCTTTTGCTCACAGGCGCCGCACTCTACCTGCACGGTGAGAAAGAGCCGGGGTCCGCTGTGATCGGTTCCGCGTTGCTGATTTTCAAAGGAAAGAATTAACCATGTACCAGAAGACGACCACTTACGCAGAGAATCCCGTCATCACACCTGAGCGCCTTGCTGCGTTTGGGCGCTTTGACGTTCCACAGCAGTATATCTCTGGAAGTTCTCCGGCTACACAGACTGATGACTACTCGCTCTTGGAAGTGTTCATTCAAGCTGCCACAGAGCAAGTGGAAATCATGGCGCAGACGGCATGCCAGACTGAGCAGATTCTGCTGACGCTAGACTTCTTTCCCAACACTCAAGACCCGCGCAACTTTCTTCAGTATGAACTGACCTACGCCTTCGCTATCACTCCTTGGTGGTGGTGGGGATTTCCGACGAAGGACAGCATCGAGCTTGTCCGCCGCCCTGTGCAGGTTCCGAAGCTGACTGGTACCGCAGCCAACATCACGGCTGTTTCCATCTCCGGTAACGTCGTCACGGTGACTTGTGACAACGACTTTGAGGAAGGCAACGTGGTGGTGATTGCTGGCACGGTAGAGGGCAACATCTATGCGCCGACAACTACGCCAAGCACTGTTCCGTTTCTGAATGGCGCACCGCTCACCGTGTTGACCGCAAGTAGTACTCAGTTCACTGCGGTTTTCAACTTCTACAACCTTGAGAGCGGGAACCAGATGATTCCGCAGACGTACACGAACAATGCTGACACTGGAACCGCTCAGGTGTGGTCGAACCCCTGCCTGATTACTTACTACGACCAGAACGGCATCTTGCAGACGTGGAACACGACGAACTACTCCGTCATGTACGACAAGATTTGTTTGGCAGTCGGTAACTGGTGGCCGCTGACTGACCGCAGACAGGATTGCATCCAGATTTCCTACTGGGCAGGCAACACAAGCACTCCGGCTGATGTAGATGCTCGGCTGCAAATGGCGGTGATGTATCTCGCAAATTCCTACTGGGAACAGCGCTCAATAGTATCTGTCGAGCCGACCAGCGAGGTGTGGGGAACGCTGACGATGATGTTGCGACCGTTTATGACTTATAGGATCCCACGATAATGAATGATTTTCTTGTGTACATGTGGCTTCGAGAAGATGGAACACCCTACTACATCGGCAAAACCAGAGCCGGTAGGGGCTGCCGCGCTTTCACAAGTGCAGGGCATAAGGTTCATTGTCCAACAAAGCCAGCAAACATTCGTGTCAAGTTCAATCTCACAGAGGAGCAAGCATTTGCACGGGAGATAAACTTGATCGCACAGTTTGGTCGGAAAGACCTTGCAACTGGAATCCTCCGCAACATGACCGATGGCGGAGAAGGGCTTAGCGGACTCGTTTTTACTGAAGAGCACCGCCAGAACATAGCTACAGCGCTTACTGGTAAGCCTAAGTCACCTGAGCACGCAATTAAATGCCGCGAGAGCCTGAAGAAAGCAAAGCCTGTGCCGCGCACTCCTGAACAGAGGGACAAGATCGCCTCCAGAGTGCTTCATGACTGGGAAGCAATGTCACCAGCTGAGCGTGAACAAAGAGGCAATGCCACCCGAGATGGCTGGTTAAAGCGTGCTGCTGCTGGAATAGTGCATCCGCATGTTGCATCTGGACACTTAGACCGTATACGTGGACTGAGCAACCATATTCGTCATCACGTTAAGGGCTGGTATAGCAAGAAGACAGGCAGGAATCATCCTCCTAGGTTTAGCTCAAACTGTTCATGGTGTGAGGGGGCATCCAATGTCACTGCCTAAGAAGGCGTCAACAGGAATTAAATATCTCAGCGCCTCGGCATTCAATTCGTACATCACGATTCAGAATCCGAATGCAGGGCAGGCATCCGACGGCACGCCAAATGCGCCAACAACAGTAGCGCAGAACATCCACGCGAACGTGTCTCCGTGGCGAAGTCGAGAACTGGACAAGCAGCAAGATCGCGTTGGACTTTCGTCGTACAAGATCGTTGTGCGGTATCCCAAAACATACAGCATCGACGGCGGAATGCAGATTCTGGTGCGGTCGCAACTTCACAACATCGACAGTTTCTACGATCCAGACGGGCAGCAGGTTGAGCTTCATATCTGGACATTCGTAACAGACGATGTGGTCACAGCAGGGACAGGCAATTAAATGGCAGTCGAGCAGGGCATCTACGAACTCGTGAATGCGGATTCTGACATCACTGCGCTTGTCAACGGCGCATATTGGATCCTCGCGCCCAAGGGTGCGGTCGTGCCGTACTTAGTGTTTAGCCGTGTCGCCACGTCTGACGTTTACACCATGAACGGCGCCACCGGAACGCGGTCGGCATTGTTTCAGGTTGACTGCTACGCAACGGACTATTACACGGCCCGCTCCATTGCTTTGGCAGTTCGTCAGTTGCTGGAATCGTACAGGGGCAATCTGCCGGATGACGACTCTACTGCTGTCGCTGCGGTGCTAACCGAAAAAGACTGGGACATGCCGTATGAAGAAGGCAGCAGCAAAGGTTTCGTGTTTCGGTCATTGCTCCAGTTTCGTGTCTGGTACTACGACGAGAGCTTCGTCATGGTTGATTTCGTAGAAGGTGGGACGTTCTAATTTTATGAGCATCATAACCAATGCGATTGTCCAAGTTTGCTACGGTCTCGAAGCCAATCTGCCATCATCGGCGGCTGGAATTGCTTCCGCCCTGAGCGCGAGCATGGGCGCCACAATTCCTGTTGCCAACATCAATCCGGGCATTGCCTTTTTCTGCACTGATAGCGGCAATCTGTATCTGTGGAATGGCAGCGTGATGGTCCAGATCGGATCACAAGGCTTCGTTAACCCGATGACGGAATCGGGCGACATCATCTATGAAGACCCTTCGCTTGGTCCGATGCGGCTTGGGATTGGCACATCCGGTGAGGTGCTTACCGTTGTCAACGGCTTGCCCGTATGGGCAGCAACAGCGCAGAGCACAACATTTGAAGCCGGTGGCTCTGTCCTTGCATCTGACAGCACCATCAACTTTGAGGGAGACGGAACCTACATTTCGGTCAGCAATCCTTCTGCTGGCAACGTCAAGTCTGCGCTGAACTACTCTGCGCTGGTGACCGCATTAGAGACTAGCCTCGATACGACATTCGATGCTTACGGCAGCGCTGGCTCTGCACAATCTGCGGCTGAAAGTTTCGCAACTTCTGCTGTCGCTACGGAAACGTCTCGCGCTGAGGCTGCTGAAGCACTGCTGGCGCCCAAAGCGAACCCAACTTTCACAGGTACAGTCTCCGGTATTACATACAGCATGGTCGGCGCTGATGCTGCTGGCGCTGCCGCAACAGCGCAAAGCAACGCTGAAACCTATGCGAACTCTGTAAACACATCAGGCACTGCGGCGAACTTGAGTGGCACACCCGCGTTGCCAAACGAAACGACCGCAACTACGCAGACTGCTGGTGACAGCAGCGCGAAACTTGCAACAGATGCTTTCGTGTTGAATGAGTTTGCTGCGCCGCCTGCCATCGGTAGCAGCACACCCGCTGCTGTAACTGGAACCGTCATCAATGCGACCACAGGGTTTCAGGCAAACGGTGCAGCCGCTTCCGGCGCTTACCTGCGCGGCAACGGAACAGACTTCGTGAGCAGCGCAATCCAGATTGGAGACTTGCCGTCAACTGGAACCTGGGCTTTCGCTGGAACACTGTCTGGAAACATTGCTTACACTGGCGCAGGCACGAGCACTCTTGGCACTGCTACTGCTCCTGCTACTGGCGAGACGTATCAGAACACGTCACCAACCGTTACTGGCGCCTCAACTACGGTCGCGCTGAGCACTAGCACCGCTCCCGTGAACGCTGGCGGCAACAGTTGGACATACACGCTGGCCGCGTCTGAGAGCGGCGCTGCGTCTAACGGCTGGTTGAATGCCTCTGTTACGCTTTCTGGTTATACAGGAAGCGCAACAGGAAACAACGGCACGTTCACGATCACAGCCTCAACCTCAACTACGATCACAGTTACTAACGCCTCCGGGACAACAGTCAATACAGGCGTTCCTGTGCTGATTAGCTCTGCTTCTGTGCAGTCGCCGTCTTTAGTTCTCTCAGGAACCTGCAATACAGGTACGGCAGGGACACTGAATTCAGTAACAGATTCTTGGACGCTCCAGACGGGATTCATGAAGGTTAACAGCATGAACCCTGCGCCCACAGGACCGAATCCGAACTCGTGCCTAGTCATTTCTCATGCGGGCTCTTCTGGACTAGCTTACGTCAACATTCCAAACTTGCAGTTTCAGAACAATGCTGCTGTTGACATCATGGCTAACGGCGGCCAAGTGAACTTCTCGTGTCAGGGCGGCACGAGTGTTTACGGTTCGATTAAAATGGCAGCCGGTCCGGGATCTTTTGGTCTATCTGGAAACCTCGCTGGGAAAACCACATTTATTGAAGGTGTAGGGGGCACTGTAACCTCCGGGAGTCCTGTTGTAGCGATTTCTGCAACAGCAGCTATGACTAACACCTCTGGCACAGTTATCGGACTCGCCATCGGATCAGGCGGTGGTGCAAGTAGTAGCGACACTTTCACTTTCAATCCTGCTTCTGGAACTGCTGCTTTCCAAGCAGTGCTTATCAACCCGACTGTTGAAGGCACAAGCAGTGGGGAGATTGATGTCCTCTACGTCAACCCCACTATCACGAACACGAACCTTACGGGCAAAGTGAATCTCTTCACAGTCGCCAATGGAGGAACGAAAGAGTTCGGCATCGACCAGTACGGGCATGAGGTCAACAAGAATGGCGACACCCAAGGCAGCATAACGTCAGCTTCCGGCACGACGGTGAGCAAGACATTCGCAAACGCTTATGCTTCTACGCCTACTGTAGTCGTGACTCCGACTACGAATGCTGGCGCTTTTTATCTGTCAGCGGTGAGCGCTTCTGGATTCACAATCACTTACGCAACGAGCGGCGCTCAGACTTTCAATTACGTAGTGATGGGCAACCCGAACTAAAAGAGGAATAGGAACATGATTTTACTGAATGCGCAGTACGTCACCACTGTGACCACGACGGTTGGTGGCGCAACACAAACTTTGACCACAGATACACTGTTCGTCTCGTCAGTGCGTCTCGATTTCCAAGCTGGAATCATCTATGCCACAGTGCAGCGCGGCACGGGCAGCAACCCCTTCGCTGCCAATATGGATTCGCTTGAGATTACCGTAAATCCTGATGGTGCTTTCTGTGCTGCGGATGGTTCTTGGAGCGGCACTATCAGCGGCGGAATCTCGTCCCTTATCTCTTCGCTGAAGTCACAGTTTGACCAGATGCCTCTCGCCTCTGGTGAAGTCACGGGAACACCGGAGTAAGGTCTCCCTCCATACTCATTAGGTCCCGGCAGACCGTTGGGAATGCGAATGCCCGCGCATCCGCTCAGCCGATTCCGGCCTCCCAAAGAGGAAAGTATTTTTGGGGTGCTTAGTGTAAGTGAACACCAAGGGGCGGAGCATCGCCTTTAAGACGAAGACGGACATCCTACAGCTTTTTCAATCAGCTCACAGTTGATTGCCTTCGTCGTGCCCCCTTCCCTGTGCTTCTCTTTCTGAACGCCATGCCCATTGAGATTGAAGGCTTGTCTGATTTATCGCGCATGCTGACAGAAGAGTCCCCAGCAGCAGCCAAGCGTTACTTGTTGCGGTGTGCTAAGCCTGCCGCTCAAGTCGTGATAGATGCAGCCGACGAAACAGTACCTGTGGATGTCGGCGTGTTGGAAGAGTCGATGGGTTCGCAAACGAGCTGGTCCTCTGGCGACGGTGAGACAGCGCTGGAAATCAACGTTGGACCTTTGAAGTCTGCTTGGTGGGGATCTTTACAGGAATTTGGGACGAGAACCAATCCAGCACAGCACTGGTTGAGCCGTGCCTGGGAATCGTGCAAGGACAAAGTGCTGGATGTGTTCGCAACCGAAGCCGTTGGACTGGTTCAGGATTTGGAGAACAAACGGTGAGCTTGCCGAGCGTCAGTGTGCTGCTACCAAGT